ATTGTAAGTCTTTGACTTCTAACTTCTTTCTGCATTAAACTATTTGTACCAGTTGCCTTAACTTCTAAATCACCTACCACATCTACCTCACCTTCAAAGAACTGCATGTTCCATTGAAAGTAAGCCTCTCCTAATGGTTTTAATAAAAAGTCATCAAGATTTTTAATAACTGTTTTAATATTTAAACTAGCAGCTCCTAGTAACATTGACATACCAGAAGCAGTTCGAGTCATGCTTTGTACTCCAGTTTGTCCATGTGAGTAACTAGGAATACCTGTTTGTTCGTCTGCTAACTGTCTAAACCTATCAAACATCATCATGTTTTCTGGTGCAGTGTTAGGAAACTTCAAGCCATATATAGATTGACCCGGTACTCCTGCTTGTCTTCTAAATATCTTACCCGGATATATTTCCATGTTCTGTCCACCAACAAGAGCCGATTCATCAACATCAAATACTAATGAACCAGCTAATGCTAAATTATCAATAGCCATCCGAGCATGACCATTCATAATCTGTTGAGAATCATCCATATTCTCAGCGATACCTATACCAAAAAAGTTATAGGGGTTTCTTTCATAAGGAAAAGCATTGTATGGAATACGATAAGGTGTAAATGGATTTATTACTGCTCGTAATAATTTACCACCACATATCCATGCATTAATTTGTATTTCATCTAAATCATCAATATCGTCAGATAATTCAATACCAACTTCTCTAGCATACTCTGCATCCATGATTCCCCAGTATTCAAAAACTTCAAAGTTTGAAGAGTATTCTTCATCTACTGTAGAGTCATCTTTTAGTTGAGCTTCAAAACTTTTTTCTTCGTAGTTAGCTCCTAGTCTTAAACATTCTCTAATAGCTTCTTTATCAAAGAAAGGCATGTTTCTTAACTGCCTGTACCAAGCAATGCAGATTCTAAAAGTGCATTTCTTATTTCTGATGAACCATTAGATTCTTCTATTTGGTCATGAATTAATTTTTCCATTCTTCTCGCAGCTCTTTGTGCTGGAGACATTTCTGGAACTTCAGGTAAAGGTGAAACTCCTTCTTGTAATAATCCTGCTTTATCTAAAGCTTGTTCTAAATTATCTTCAAATAAACCTGTACCTAGTGTAGCTCCGGGTTTTAATGTTTTACCATCACCTTCATAACCATAAGCATAAACATTTTCTTGAGGAGGGTCTATTAATCTATTACCAATATTATCAGGCATTTCACCAGATTCTATTCCGGGTGTAGGATTATCAACATCTAAGTAAGCTGACTCTGCTTCACCTTCTGGTAATTTAGTTTCAGAAAT